ACGGAGAGGCGATCCCGAAGGCGCTTTTGATTCTGGATACAAGGTTATTCGCACAGTTGGAAACAAGCGTGGTCAGGCTGCTCCATGCGCCGTTGATACCGTTTGACAGACCAGCAACAAGGTTATGGCCTATATTGTTCCACTGGATATTTCCGAAGGACGTGCGGATATTCGTCCATCCCTGGACCAATGCGCTTGAAAACCTGCTCCATACGGAAGTCACGCCGCTTTGGATCTTGCTGACCATGTTGCTGCCGATGCTGTCCCATTTCACATTTCCAAGCGACGTTTTCAGATTATTCCAGCCAGTCGAAACTGCTGTTGTGATGTTGCTCCACTTTCCTGAGATTGTGGTTTTTATGCCGTCCCATGCGGATCCGGCGGTTGTCTTTATATTGCTCCATGCAGTTGAAAACGTGGTTTTCAGGTTTGTAAATCCTGTGGTAAAGAAGGACGTGATACCTGACCACGCATTCTTGATACCGTTCAGCAATCCGGATACCAGGTTTTGACCGATACCTTCAAACACCGTGGACGGGGAATGAATACCCAGAAGGCTCTTGATCCCGCCAATCGCGCCCGTGAAGGCATCACCGAGCAGGCTTAACAGACCTTTGCCATCCGCGCCGAAGTATGTGTTCCAGCCCTGTTTGAAGCCGTCCCACATATTTTGTGGTGTGTCATCCCAGTATGTATCCACCTGCTTTACAAGGGCTTTCTGCGCCTGATCCAGACTCATGCCCGTCGTGTCGATGTTGTAACAGGTTTTCGCCCACTGAGCTGCAATCTCCGGCCCCTTCGTTCTGTACAGCTTTTCAAAATTGCTGAGGGCAACTTCTGTCTCATGCTGATGCGCATTCTGCGCCTGCTGATATGTGCTTGCCGCGTTTTTCAGCGCGTTCACGTCGTATGCAATAAGCAGGGCATCCGTCACACCTAAAGCAGCCGTGGCGAAAGTTGCCGCCGCGCCGGTCAGCAAGGTTTTTCCCGCGACCGTGAAATTCGTCAGGCCAGATGTCAACCAACCTGTCAGAGTGGTTATAGCTCCTTTCACCTTCGTACCAACCCCGCCGATCAATGTAGGCATGGACTCAAAAGGACTTACTCCGGTAAGCACCCATCTCTGTACCGCTGCTTTCCATCCTGCCTGTGTGAGCGTAAAGGCAAGCTGCAATCCTTTGATAGCCGCCACAAGCGCAAGGAACATTCTTCCGCCATCCGTACTCATAAGCCCGGACAAAATCCCGGTGAACGCCTCCCACACGATTGCCGCCACGTTCGTAAAGATCCCCAGCCAGTCAATGCTCCCAAGGAAGTTACCGATTGCTTGTCCTACACCTTTCCAGTCCACATTGTCAACGACCTGCCGGATGACCTTCAGCACCGACATGAACAGATCACTGACCGCTTTTCCGAGGGCTGCCCAGTCTACTTCATGGATGACGCGGTTGATAGCGGTATAGATCTTATACGCAACGCCCTGAAACGGGTTCTGATCCAGGAATGACCGGATCATAGCCGTTACGCCGTTTAGAATACTTATCAGGATTGTTGCAAGGGAATTTATATCAATCGTACTGAACCACGATCTCACAAACTGGCCGATTGCGGTTCCGATGCTCTGCCAGATCCCCGGTGTCGTAACAATTCCCTCAATAATGTGTAACAACGCATTCCACTTCAGCGCGAATGTCTCACCCACACGGTTCCAGTCAACTCCATCGAACCAGTCTTTGATTGTCTGCCCGATGTTCTTTCCCAGCTTCAGCCCGTCAAATGTTGTCAGAAAACCATAGGCAAGGTTAATCAATCCCATGAAGCCGTTTTTCAGAGTTTCGGCAAGCAGTTTCCAGTCAATGTTATCCACCAGGCTGTTGATCGCCCTGCCGATACCCTTACCCAAATTCAGGAAATTGAAATTTTTCAGGAACGTATTTGCGATATCAAGGATCGCATTCAGACCGTCCGCAACGGTTTTACCCAAAAGCTCCCAATTCACACCGTCCACGATCCCGTTAAGGATCTGTGCGATACGTCCGGCCCATTTCACGCCCCAGGGACGGAATTTATTGTTGATCCAGTCATCCACGTACTGCATGGCCGTGTTCAGACCCTCAGCGATGATCTTTCCAACCCCATACCAATCCCCATTTTTCCAGGCTTCTTTCAGCCGGTTGATCCAGTCTGTTACGCCTTTCGGAAGGTCAATGTTCTTAGTCTCGTACTGAATTCCGGTCTTAGAGCTGTCATCATCGTTTGATGTTTCGTCCTTTTTGTTCTGCCGGTTCAGCTCATCAAAACTGTACAGCTCATTGTTCCATTCCTTCTGTGCCTTTGTTGCTTTTTTAGCGGAGTCCGCATAATTGTCAGCTCCCATCTTTGCCGATGTGTATGTGGTTTTACCCTGAAGCAGTGCAAAGAACTGATTCAGATAGCTGACTGCATTTGACAGCGTATTGAGGATCTTTGTAATCACCGGTTCAACTACAGAAATCAGGTTCCCTAACGCGACGGCGATGTTCCCACTCAACTGTGTAGCGCTGTTCTTAATCGAATTCATGTGCGTATTGAATTCAGAATCGTACTGCGCCAGTTTTTGAAATCCTTCCCTCACCTGATTAAATACAGACGATATGAACATTCGCTTTATACGAGTAATCAAAAGCCTTTTCAGACTCGTAAGGGATTTTACAAGGGCATTCGCTTTGAAGTTTGTATTATTCGCCTGTTTCTGAAACGATTTCAGGCTGGATACAGCCTTTTTCGCGCCTGTAGATATCGCATTGAATGTAATCTGTGCAACTTTCTTACCCAACGATAAAGCCGCTCTGGAAGCGTTCCCAAGTCCCTGTGTGAGCATTACAAGCACACCGGACAGCCGGGATCCTTTCTGGATCGTTTCTTCCTCCTCATCTGCTTCCTCAGCCTGCGCCTGAGCTGCCTGGTTCCTCGCCTCATTCACGCGGGCGTATTCCGCTTCAAGATTTTTGAGCGTTTCAAGCTGAGTCGCATACTTCTGGTTCAACTTATCAATTTCGATCTCCTCAATTTCCATGAGGATCCGTGCCTGATCATCTGTTTTGGCATTCGGAAGCATGGCATCCGTGGATTCCTCTATCTTTGCCTTTTCTTCCTCATAACCTTTCAGCGCGTTTTTTGCTGTCTCAATTTTCTTTGCCAGTTTTTCCAGCTCTTTGTCATAAGCTGCTACAGCCTGGGATGTCTGCTGTACCTGGTTGGCCTCTGTAGAATTGGCCGCTGCATTCCGGGCGGCTTCTACTTCTGCGTATTTAGCTTTGAGCTGTTCAAGCATCGCTGTTTTTTCAGCGTACTTCTCATTGACCTTTGCGATTTCCTGCTCTTCCATTTCAAGGAGTGTCGCTGCCTGTTCATCCGTTGCGGCATTTGGCAGCATCGCATCCGTGGACTCATGGATCTGGTCAATCTCTTTATGGTAGTTCTCTAAGCTCTTCTCTGTCTGATCTATCTGCTTCTGAAGTTTTGCCAGTTCTTTGTCATAAGAATTGACGGAACTCCCCGCCGTCTGTGTAGCTTCCTTAGCCCCTTTTCCGACTGCCTCTGATGCCTGCTGTACGGCATTACTCGCTGAGTGAAGGAGGGCTTCAGGATTGCTGAATGCCTTTTCCATGGCGGCTCCGAATTTTTCAATCCGCGTAGACAGGCCATCAATAGCTGATAACAACTTTGCAGATCCTTTTTCAAAACCGGAATTATCCAGCTCTGTATCCAGAATCAGAGTGCCGTCAGCATTATTATTCGCCATCCTTTGAACCTCCTTCCCTTAAAAGCTGCTCATAAATCGCCTTCATCGTATCTTCCGGTGTCAGTCTTTCCTCAGCTGTTTCAAGGCTGCACAGATCCCGGTTTGCGGCATAAAATTCCTTTTCGTACTTTTCCAGTTTCTTTCTCTTAGCCTTTTTCTGCCGGATCATGAGGACCGTTCCCCATAGATCATTTTGGTCAATCCCCTGGAAGTACCCTAAAAACGTCCACCAGTGCATATAAGGCAACGCCCGGACTTCCGTACCCGCCACTTTATTGATTGCAGGGAAAATGAGCTGTTCATCTTTCTCCCAGTTCACAACCTTCGGGCTGGGCTTGTCGCTCGACAAACGACATTCGATAAATTCCGTTGCCGCCTTAAATGCTTCTGTATAAACGTCTGCATCTTTTGGCATACTGTCCGGATCCTTATAAATCCTTTTCAGACAAATAAAGACCTTTTCCCGGTCGGAAAGGTCTTTATCGTTATATGCCTGTATGATTTTTAAGATGTTCCGATAATCGGAACGGATCTCGTATTCTTTATTGCATACCCGTAGCGTCTGCGGTAACTGTCCTATCATCGCCGTTTACCTCCGGCTTGACATCATCCAGATATTTTTCCGTTCTCTGTCTGGACAGCTCCATTTCCTCTTCTACAGCGTCCGCAATCAAATTCCCGATCACCTCAATCACGCTTTCACAGAAGAACTTACCGCCAACACTGGAGAAGGGATTTCTCTTTGCAAAGATGTCATCTGCCTCATCCATATCAAACAGGGCATTGATGCGCTGCTTCAGCTCGGCTTCCACCTCTTTTACGATCTTCCAGTCCTCTTCAAACGAAACCATGCCGTCACTGCCGATTTCGATGTTCTTCAACGGTTCAACAATAGTCTTGAAATCCGTCGAAAGTTGCTGATATCTGTCCAGGATAGACAGGTCAGCCGGACGGATATAGATATTGCAGATCAATTTTCCGAACTTGTTCATAAGCGGGATTTCCCGCGTACCGTCATCAATAATCCCTCTGAGTTCTTTAGCCATAATTGCCTCCTAAACATAAAAAATCGGGCGCATGATAAACAAATATCGTGCGCCCGTGGTCATGTGTGTAACCTGTTCCCGGTCGCGTCTCAGCCAGCTGATCAGCCGGATGTGATATCAGTGATGGTGGCAGCGTTGGTCTCCATATTGTAGGAGATATTCTTTTTCACCATCGGGCCGACAGGTGTAATGGTGTACGGGATCGCGTATCCGGACGTATCTCCACCGGTAGACTGCGGAACAAACCATGCGTCACGCACATAGCAGTAACCGCTCATAGTATGCGTTTTCGCATCCACGGTGGTAAAGAATGCCTCAGCAAATTCGCCCAGAAGATCTTCCTCGCCGTACTTTTCTTCCAGTGCCACTTCCAGCATATGCGCATACATGGCACGGTCCGGATCCATGTAGTACGGATCCACGTCGATCTCCGGTTCATAACCCGAATGCCTGAAGGTGGATTCACCCAGGACATTCTTACTGGATTCAGTATCCGGATTCAGCTCTTTGGAAAGGTCATCATTGTCCTTACCAATGGCTTCCCACACCTGGGTAGCGCTGCCGGTGGGCTTCCAGGAACCAAAGAACATACCTCTGTTACGGTCTAATCTTGCCATAGTGTTAAACCCTCCTATAGGTTATTCTTAACTGGATCTGATATCGTGCTGCGTCACTGCCTATTTCAATCGGATAAGCAGTTAATGTAGGCACAATAGATTTGATCCTTCCCTCATTGATCGTCGGGAAATTACGCAAAGTATTCTGTTCAAGTACCCATGCAACTACTTCATCGTAAAATCCCAAATTCGCAAGATTTTGTTCTACGTCTGAACCGTAGCTTTCCTTACTCGCGAAAATATAATTGATCGACTGGATGTCGGCGGGTACTTCCTCACCCAGTACGTTCTCCCGGTAATTTATCTGAGACGGCACAGCATACAGCGCGTATTCCGTCGGATTTTCCGCAAGATAGTCCATTCGGAAACGATTGCCGTCGGATAAAGCCGGACAGCCTCGAAACCAGGCCCGAAGCTGTTCTGCATTATTTAATTCCAGCGACATTTTTTACCTCCTCGATAATATCTGGGAGTCTGTCAGCTTTCATCCGCTCAAACCAGAACGATCCTGCAAGAGGATTCGCGTCCTTTGAATATTGCAGTTTTCGTCCGGTCGGATGTTTCTTCTGCCCCGGAGGACTGAACCACCGTGTAGGTACTCCGCTGTTATCCTCAAATACCGGAATGTTCGGACCATAAACCTCTCCGTAATACAGGTAACGTGCATATGGTGAGCGATAAACTATTCTGCCCGTGCCGATTTTTGTATGCGCATACGGATCTTTTGCAAGACTACCGGTTTCCCACGGCGTATATGCAAGCATATAGTCGATCACTGTTTTATCCAACGTTTGCTGTACGAGTCCTCCCTTTTCCAGGTTATACTTTTTCAGCAGAGCCGCTGTGTCCGCAGGCATGTATACCTTTTTTACGTTAATCGAAATCATGCTCCTACCACCTTCCAGTGTGGCTCCCTTGGCGCACGTCGGTTATCAGTCACTCCCAAAATGGTGAACGCTTCATACCGACTGTGCAGATCCTTTGGTTTCAGACCCGTTTTCGTTACTTCGCCCTTAACGATAATGTCACCGTTTGCCAGAGTAAACAGACCACTCACATCCTCTGAAGTCGCGTAATCCTGCGGAGATGCATACGATTTCTTTCTGAAATCAGCATCCTCCGGGATCCGGATAATGAATTTGTTTGCAGCCTTCAACCCTTCATCAACGGTTGACACTATTTCACAATACCAGGACACGCCCTCGATCACGGATGGGATGTAAATGTCCTTATCGTTTGCGGTATCCAGTTTGGCATTGAATACGGTTATGGTCTCATTCGCTAACCTCATAGATCCAGCCCCCTATAGAGCAACGGCGTACCGTAATCGTCGGTCTCACCGTAGAGCAGGCTTTTCACGGCTGAGTACATACTTTTTGATGCTGCTGCTGCCTGTTCTGATGCACTGCCGTAGTTTTCCGAATACCCATCTGTATTGAAGGACGATACTGCCGGATTATCCGCCTGCGCGTCCGTTCCAAACTTCTCATCAAACTTAATGACCTGCATCATACACAGTTTTACAGCTTCAGGGACGGATGCCATGTTTTGAACACGGCAGTCCGTCCAGTAATCAATCCGCTTCCTCGCCCTGAACTCAAACAAGGTGAAATCCGCCTCCGGGAGGTCTCCACCGTAACTCTGGTATTCTTCATACGTCAGATATCTCATGTGTAGCACCTCCCGCCATCCCAGAGCGATCAGCCCAGGGAGATGATACGGGCAATCGGGATTGCCTTGTGATTGATGTACTCTTTGGAAGAAGCAGCATTGTCGTTCACAAGCTCCCAGTTTGCGCCGTTTTCCAGCTCTGCATCGGTCGGAGACAGGGAAGCCATGGAAGCCTTCGTAAAGCTGATGCCATACGGGGCAAATGCCTTTCTCTGACGGCTGTACAGCGTATCCTCGCCACCGTTCTTAGCCGGATCACGATCGGTCTCATACGGAACCTTCGCACCACAGTTTGTGTACTCAATCGCGCCGTCACCCAGGACATAAGTAACGTATCCGGTATCGTAAGCTGTCACCTCATAGTAGCTGCTGAGGCTTTCAGCGGACGGAGTTTCAACCGGAGTATACACATAGTTCGGAGAAGATCCAGAACGGGTGTAATAGGTCTTACCCTCGACAAGTGCCTGATCAGAGGTCTTTGCATAAGTCGGATTGACCTCAATAACCGGCATATTGTCATCCACAAGGACGGTCCTGCCGTTCAGAGTGCCGATAGCAAGATCCCTCTGCATACCGTTCGCATCGTTGTACTTCAGATAGACCAGGAGTCTCAGGTTTTCCAGGTTGGTAGCAACCATAGAATGCATGATGGCAAGGCTGAACTTGCTCTTGTTGTCACCACAAGCCTTCTGCATCGTGGTGTTAAGAGTAGTGCCATCCATTGCACCGGTCACACCTTCGCTGTTCTGCTTTGCGGTCACGTCATTGGTATGAGCAGCCACAAAAGCAGCGCCCGCAGTGTCAGTCATGGAAAAGACACCGTTCAGGACATGCACGATGGTAGCCTGATCAATCTCTTCCCAGTATTCAGAGATCTGCTGCGCGACGTTCTCCAGGAAGTCCTCACCGCCGGTGATGTCATAGGAGAAGTCCTTCTCAGTCCATGCGTTTGCACGACCGACAACAACACGGGAATGAGAGAAGGTCTTAGTCCCGTTCGCGGTCAGGTTCGTACCGCCGTCATAGTTCTGAGCAGCCCCGCCGATCAGGCCCTTCAGGGGAGTGGTGATGTAGTTGCCGCCCGCTTCGTCAGCCATAGCCGCTGCAAGATCGGGTCTCGGACGGATAGCGCGGGAGCGGATCAGCTCATTTCTGTTGAGGTTCGGAATGCGATCAACATACTGCTGGAATACTTCAGCATTGAAAAGTTTTGCATCAAAAATACCAGGCATAGTTGTTCTCCTTTCTGGTAGTGGTCAGAGATCATTCACCGAAGTTGATCTCCGCATTCGGGTTAGCATTTTTCAGTTTCATTGCCTCGGAAAGAGACATCTTTTTCGGAGCGGGAGTAGACTTTCCCGGAAGTACAATAGTCGGAGCCGGTGTGGGATCCGCCGGTTTCGGATCTGCCGGAGGCGTTTCCTGGACAAAAGCACCCGGATCGGTCTCTTGATACTTCGCCACAAAGTCTGTGTAGCCCATCAGCGTATCGCCGTCCTGCTTGAACTGTTGCGCAATGGCATCCTCGATAAAGGCTTTTTTGGCCGATGCGCTGGTAAACTTCAGCTCGTTGGCTTTGCTTTTGATAGCGTATTCATACGCCTGCTGCGCGTTCTTAGCAGCCCACGCTTTGCTGTCCGTGTCATACTTAGACTGCAATTTGGAAAGCTGTTTCTGCGCCTCTGCAAGCTGTCCTGCGTCTGCCTGTGCAGCTGTGAGCTGTTCATTGAGTCCGGCCAGATCCGCGTCTCTTTGCGTGATCTGCCCCTGCAGGTCTGTCACCTGCTGCGTAAGCCCATTCACTTTGTCATCGTACTTGCTACGGCTGACATAGCCACCCTCAGACAAATCCGCAAAACGGACGTGCTTTGTCTTGTCCGGCTGATTCGCATTGACCTCATTGATCTTTGCGTCCACCTGTGCAAACAGTTCCTCGCCTAATACTTCCTGTAATGTCATCTCTTCCTCTCTTTCTGCGGCTGTACCCGCCGCTATATCACAGTTTTAAGCCCGTATGAAGGGGCAAGTTCGGAATTTCTATAACCGGATCCGTACCGGTAATATATGAAAAGGACCCTGAAACTTCAGGATCCTTTATCACCAAAAAAAATTGTATTCCGGTGTTTTAATCGCCGTATTTGCGGAAAAATTACGAATAAATGGCTAAAAACTCACTTTTTATGCGTTTTTAGTCATTCACCGTAACATTTTCCAGTTTTACATAGACATCGACGTAGGTTCTCTTTTTGTCTCCATCATATGTAAGCTCATAGTATTTGTTATCCGGGACAGTAGTGCTGACAAGCGCTTTCCAGTTCTGAAGCGTCTTGCTGAACCATACGATATACACATCATCCATTGTGATCTGTACGCCGTCTGTCACGTCAACATGGCTGTTGAAGTAATCCATTACTATCCGTCTTGCTTTTTCCTGCATTTCTGTACCTCCTTTACAGCTCAATCCCCTCGATCTGTGCGCGGGTTTCAAGCGTCGCAATGTAATCGGCCATCGCCCTTTCCTGGATATTGTAAATACCCCGGCAGCACGTAGGCGTGAAATCAAGCCGTCCGGTATCCCATTTAATGAGCATCGCCTTCAACTTTTTGAACCGGATGACCGTCTGCCAGTATTCAGCCCTGAACCGTTCTTTGTAATCCCCGGAAAGCATCGGTTTGATGGTTTCCGCTAAACCTGTCAGCGGTTCCGGAACGACCTCCCACTCATTTGATGCCACATTCGTAAAAGTGAAAAGCGGATCATCCGTCTGCCGGATGTCCAACACCTTCCCGCCCTCACAGTGAAGCATGATCGTGTTTTTCTCCCAGGCCCAATAACCTTTCCATCCGGGAAGTCTCACTTTTTTGCCATTCATCATTGCTGCTAATGCTTCTCTGAATTCCATGTCTGCCTCCTTAAACCTTTACCATTTTGAACCCTTCAACTGTCATCCGATCTTTCCGCATGGTCAGACCGGCGGCATTCGCCACCATTTCATATTTTGCCGCCAGGGCATTGATCCTTTTTTGGCATTCCCTTCTCAGGTCCATATCCCCGGCAGCACGACCGGCATTCGCCGCGTCCTTTTCATACCTCACCTGCGTTTCTATTTTCCGCATAAGCTGTGATGCTTCATAAATCGTGTAATGCTTTCCGTCAATCTCGCAGCCCTTTTGATTATCCTCAGCGTACTTTTTCAGTGTTTCATCACTGTATCGCCGTTTTGAATACTGCGTGGAAAAGCTCATTGCGATGTGCATACAGTTCCATTCACCGATAGGACGGCGGATCCCTTCGTACTGGTTCCCATCAACATCCTGAAACGGTAAACCCGCCTGCAGCTTTTCAAATTCTGCTTTCAGGAATACACGCCCCTGAATCGGTTCATGGTCCGGAGCTGATCGCGCATGAGCTGACAGCTCATAAGCGTCGAATCCCAGAGCTTCACCCATCATGATTGAACCGTTTTGCGCTATCTGATTCATGCCGTCTATGATGTTCTGTCGGATTGCCGTGTCCAGTCTCCTGTGATACCCGGAAGGATACTGCATCTGAAGGCCGCCATATCCGATTGTCCGGATCGCTCTCCGTGTAGCCGCCTTATAATCCGTCAGCCCATTGCCTGCTGCCAGGATCGCTTCATCCACCGTGCGCCGGTATGCATTTGAGGCGATTGTGGTATTTGACAGGTTGATCATGGTTTCCATGGTCTGCCTGCTTACTGCTTCCGTATAGTGCTGTAAAGACTGTTTTGAATCCTCCGGCAGAGGCGTAAGCGTTAATGCTCGTTCAAACCGTGGATCTGTGTATGTGTCCTTCAGCGCTTCACGATAGAGGCCATATACCTCCGGGAGACTGACCTGTAGGGCATCCGCCAGCTTTTGATTGATCTCAGCAATATCCTCATTCATGTCAGCCATGACCGTAAGGATATTGATGGTAGACGGGATCAGCTCACCGATTTTCTTAACCTGTTTTGCCACTTTGGCAATAAAAAAGGCATTCACTGTATCGAAATGCCTCATGATCTCATCGACCTTTTTATCAATATCCTTCTGCGTCATTCTTCATCACCGCCGGATTCCTCCTGTTCGGGAAGCGGACCGCCTCCGTTCCCCTGATCCATCGGCGGCATAAGCGCCTGCATCTCTGTAGATTTCTCATCAGAAATGCTTTCGATGGCTGCTTTCGCCTGCGCTTTGGTCTCACCGAAGTACCATTCACGGAATTCTGCCTTGCCGATGATACCGGCATTCAGCATCATCATACGCTCCTGCATTTCCGTATCGGTATCAGTCAGGATCGAATCATCCCACTCAAACGACACATCGTATTCACCTTCCGGGGCCAGATGATACACTGAAGCGTATTTATCCATCGCCCGGACAACGCTTTTCAGGCATCGCTCTAAAGATGCCTGATTGTCAGCTATCGTGGCATATGTCCTCTGCTTGATGATCTTCAGCTCTGTAGCCGTCCGCGCCTCTACATTCGCATCTGAGAGCGTCCCACGGGATAGCCCGGTCAGATCCTCAATCCTCATTAAGTGCTGATTCAGGCCGTTCATGAGGCTTGCATCTCGGATGTTCGGGGAGAACACGTCGTACAGATCCCTGTCACCTTTATCAATATCGACCGCACGGAAAAGGCGCTGATTCAGCTTCGGCATTTCCACGCCGCCGCCCTCTGTCCGTCTCGGTCTCAGGGCTGTCGGGTCAACGTCAATCGCAAGCTCAGATCCCTTGAATTCCCAGATAAGCCGTGAATACTGTTCATCCGCCTCGCGGATCGCGTCAATCGCTTTTGCGAACACGGACGCGCCCAGGGGACTATCCACATCAACGTTGTTCGCGGCAGCCACTTTATACCAACCGAAAAGCGGACCGTCCGTCTTTGTGACTGTCGCTTTTTCCTGAAGGCTTGACCATCTTTCGACTTCCTGGAGGCTGATCTCTGTTCCCAGGTTATCCTCCATGGTGGATTTGAATGCCCTCTGCGTGATTTCCACGTTGTCTTTCACGACCGTATGACGTTCCAGGCGCGTGTAAATGATTTTCCCGTCCCTGAAAATGTCAGGGATGATCACATCTGACAAATTGCCGTCATCGTCAAATGCCAAGGGATAAAAGCCCCAATCCATCGCCCAGTCAAAATATATATGCCCGTCATCCGTATTCGGATACGGCTTGATGACCATGCCACCGGCGGCGCATCCCTGTTCCAGCTTCAACCGGAGGGAATGCATCAGCTTTTCAAATTCTGCCTTCAGGTACTCAGCACGGGGATTCATGATATCCTCGCCGTCCTCGTTCTGTGTAGCCCCCTTACCGTCCTTCCCTGTGATGTTCCATTTCATCTCCAATACGATTTGACGTGCTATCTCGGAGCTGATAAAAGCAGGGAGGTTCATGGACTTCACGCCTTCCTTCGCGTTAATCCATGGAGCCTTGTTACGGTATAACTCATACCAGAAATCAAGGGCATTTACCATATCCGTAGATAAGGGCGTTTCGATATGCTCCGCCTGCTCTATCGACCTATACGGTATCATCTTTCTGAACACCCCCTTGATTTTTGAAAAAAGCATTGCAAATATATTCATACCGCATACCTGCCTCCGCCACTAAAAAAGCACACCGTTTCCGATGTGCTTTCCCTGTTAATGTAAGAAGAACCATATACCTACGCCCGCCGCTATGATCGTAAGGACAAGCCAGAAATAATAGGCTCCTTTCGCACTCGCGACGGCTTGCTTTACGTCAGCCTCCGAAGTGTACGGATAATCATAACCACAATCCTGACACACGCCTATGCGCTGCCGGTTGACATTGCTGACACCCGTATGCACTCCCATGCCGCTGCCGTAAGAACTTAGTCCTGTCCGCGTTATCCCGGATATCTCCTTTCGGATCTTGATATTCCGGCTCTTACAGTTGGGACATAGCATCTTTGATGAATGTTTCTTTTTTGCAGCCTCATACTTTACATTACTTATGAGAAGCCCGATGAATGCAATGACAAAAAAGATACCGCTCATCATAATATCCACCTCCTTTGTGGAATACATGATACCACAAAACTGCTAAGAAGTGAATACTTTCAACTATGCCTTTCTCATGCATCCGAAAATGTTGAGCTTTCACCGACAATCCGAAGATCCCGGAGGGCATTTTCTTACTGACCTTTACGCTTATAATAACGCTCCATGGCGTATCTCACAGCGTCGATCCCGTGATCGTTTCCGTCCGGGTATCCGCTGATGATTTCATCTTGTTCATTCCGCTCATACTCGTATTCAGGGAATTCCTGCGCTGAATACGGGCATCTGATCGGATCTATGACAATCTTTTTCAAGGATTGCAGCCACTTGTAAGAGTATCTGCGGCTGTCCGGACCTTTGATCGCTGGACGGCACAGTGATCCATAATCACGATAATCGCCCACGGATTTCTTTTCCGCTGAATCTGCCGTGATAAGATCCTGACTCGTTACACCGTGCTGCATGACAAGCCGGTTCCAGGTTTCCGCGTTTGACGTTTTCCAGCACCGCATCTCATCATAGATATAAAGGATCTTCCGGTTTCCGTCATAGTGCATCTTGCTCCAATGGAACGGATCCGGATACCAGCCCCAGTCAATCCCCATGAAGATGTTATCGAATGTCGATATCTCGGAATCGCTCAGGACCCTGATCTCCAGATTGTCAAATACCTCGCCGCCGGTTCCGACCGCATCCCCCAGGTACTCATGCTGGTATGCTCTGTAATTGGTCTGCTTCAGATCCTCAGCATCATCAATGAACTGCTGCCCCAGCCAGTCAACCGGGACATCCAGATAACAGGATTTATGCCTGTACGCGCCCCTGTGAGGCTTCAGGACATATTTATTCGCCCAGTTTGACCGGCTAATCGGTGGGTTAAAGGATTTGAAAACCGTGTAACACGGGCCACCACGGAGGATGGACTGCTGCACGGATCGGATTTCCTCTTCGCCCGCGAATTCGTCAAGCTCCTCAAACCACAGGAATTTAATGTACCCTTTCGCAACCTTGATGGATTTCAGCTTTTTGGCCTTGTCCAGTCCACGGAATAAGATCACCTGTCCTGTCGGTTTATACGTCGCTTTATATGGATTTGTTGTGGTTTTCCACAGCTCATCCACGCCCAGGGCGTTGATCGCCCATAGCACCTGTTCATATACGGACGTTCCGATTGTGCTTGCCACCTTTCGGAACACTGCCGCGTTTGAGGACGGATCCTCCATGATCCCCATTACCAGCATCAGACTGATGAAGGATGACTTTGTGGATCCTCGACCGCCGTACAGATCGTAATAAGTGTGTAGCCCGTCCTTTACGTCCCAGTACACGGGATAGAACGCCGGGGCTATCAGATCGGTGAGGCGTACCCCCTCGATATTAGTCCGTGGCATTCCCCGCCGCATCCTCGTCGGGCTTTTGCAGAGGATTGAATACCGCCGTGTCCGTATTCAGATTTACGGTTCCATGTGGTATGTCGTTGATGATCGCCACCGCCGGACCCTTGCCCTCCTCATTCTTATCTTCCTGCCAACCCGCAAAATTATGTTGTAAAGAGAACTGTGCGCCCCTGGATCCGTCGCGGGAGAAAAGCTGTTCCTCGTTGTACATCTCGACTCTGGATTTTGCTTCCAGAATCACATCCATGAACTCCTTTTTTGCTTGATAAAGCATAAGAGCGCGGCGCGTCTTAAACCCCAGTGCAAGCGCAAGCCCCGTGACCGTTGGCGGCTTTTTGTCCAGGTATACAGGATTGCCCCATCTGTCAATAATCGGATCCCCGTTATGGTCCTTTAGGAGTGTTCCCTTGCAGTCCTCAAAATACTGATCTATCTTTTCCTGAATCTCTTCAGGCGTTTTGTATCTCGGCCTTTTGCCGTACTGATTCCCTTTAGCGAACGCCATACGGCTTCACCCCACTCTCCCTGATATGGAAAACCGCCTATCTTGCGATAGACGGTTCTGATCATTTCTTCTTGCTCTTCGTGTCGGTCTGCTTTCCGGCTTTGCCTGCCTTCTTGCTGTCCTCCCACTTCTTAGCGGCTTTTCTCATGTCCGCATTGAAATAACTTGCCGGTTCCTTGTATCCGACTTTCTTTCCTGCCATAACGCGCTCCTTTTCTCAGCTTACTGGTATTTCTGAAGCTGCTTTATGATGGCCTTGCTCTGTGCGCTGGCCTTTTCCCCGTTACAGTAATAATCCGCGACCGCCTCAGCCACACATTCCGCATAGCTCTCCTGCGCATAGCCGGATATCTTGCCCGCCCATGCTTTCGTGCCGCCGGTTCCTTTCATTGCCTTGTATGCGGCATCCACGATCTTCTGTGACGCGGTATCCAGATCTGGAACGCCCATCTTCTTAGCGATGTGATCCGTCAGGGCATGGCCCATCTCATGAAAAGCCACCGCCTCGGTTCCGGTCTTATCGCCCCTACTCGGATGGTATCCGCTCTTTGTGGCCGCGTCATAGACCTGGTTCATCTTGTCGATATCGGTATAATTCTGGTTCAGCGCAAGGGTTTTACTGGACGGATCCCAGTATCCCAGTGTGCTTACCTTGTCAGCCCCGCCCAGCTCTGCCGCAAAGACCTGGTTGACCGTTTCCATGATATCCTTGTAATCATTCTGCATGATGGAAACACTGGTATTGATGGCATCAACGAAGTCCGCGTTATCGCTATTGTGCCGGTACGTCCATACGTCCGTCTCACTGATAATATTTACACTGCCGCCACTGCCTTTACCCAGCGATTCCCCTAAACCTGAACTTCCCTTTGCCATTATCTTACCTCTTTCCAGCGCATAAGAAAACCCTCTGCCTTAATCTGGTAGAGGGTTTATCTCTTCTTTCCTGAACGCTTTACAGTTTTGGGTTTCTGCTGTTTCTTGTTGTACGCATCAACGACCTTTTTCTTCGCCGCATCCGGCTTTGAGACATCCAGCCCGTAGCCGTCAGATGTGAACCTGTCAAAATCGCCTCTGTCCTTTTTTGTTGCCATAGTTTGCCTCCTACTGTTTGTGGACTCTCACCACGATCTCGATTTGATTGAGTGACATATTATGATCAATATAGCTGCCTTTTGGATGCGCTTTCGCCCCTGACAGCTTTACGTCCACGATCTCATAATTCTTATTGCCTGCCTTACTCGGACCCATGATAATCTCACCCAGATCATTTTTCTTGCCAGTGTAAGGATCTGTCTTTGACGATATACCCGGCATCATGGATTGAACATTTGCATCGACCTGATATGTTACCTTCACAAACCGTTGCATGAATGCCTTTTTATTCCACTTGCTGCCGTCCCCTAATGCATTTTTGAAATTGTTATAGGAACCGGAAACAAACTTATTTTCGCCATACGTCACACCCTGAAGGATGGATTTCAGCTCTGACACTGACATCTTTGTGGCATCCGGATTACTGATCCCCTGACTCGCAAGGATCTCATTCAGGAACCCCGCATGATCATATCGTGTCAGATTGATATTATGCCCGGTATTGTGTAAAGCACCGTTCAGTTCCTTCAGCATGGTTTCCTGTGCGCTGCTCATAGGCAAGCCCTGGGACATCGCCCAGTTCAAATCCTGCGATGGAGAGTGTAGCCCATCCGCCGCCGGATTTGAATAAGATCCCTCAACCTCTGGATCTGTATAGGTCTCTGCCGCGTTTTTCTGCGCGATGGTTAAGTCCTGCTGTTCATAGTAGGCTTTACCACCATACAGATCATGATAATCCGCGTCATCATGACTCTTAAATCCTTTTTCATCGGTTTCCGGCTCTTCCGGTTCCTGCGGCTCTACCTTGACATCCGGTTCCTGTGCATCGGGAGGCGTGGCAGCGGTGATCGTTGTAAGTCCTGAACTTCCTTTTGCCATCATTATACCTCTCTGCATAAGAAAAGCAACGATGACCGAAATCACCGTTGCTTCTCAAAATTCTTTATCCTGCTTACTGATTATTTCTTTTTGCTGTCCTTCTTAGCTCCGCTCTGCTTTTTCGGCGGGTACAGCTTTGTCAGCCCTGCGACATTCGCCGCGTTCTTAGCGTCTCTCAATTCCTGTGTACTTTTATCCTTTTTCGTTGCCATGCGCCTGCCTCCTTACTTTTTCTTGCCACCCTTTAACGGGAGTGAATCGTCAACCTCGATGAAGTATTCATTTCCCGCTTTGTTTGTATGATACCCTGTAATCTTAATGCCTGCAAGCATCTGTTTTGCAGAGTGCAGGACCTCATTCTCACTGGTACACTCGGAGATATGTTTGAACGGCATTCCCGTTGTCTTGCCATGGTTCGTTATGAGAATGTGGATCTCACCGGGTTTGTTATATCCAAAATGACCGAAACTCATAGCCGTGGATTTTGTCGCTGAAAACGACGAAACCCCAGGCTCTTTCCATACGCCGGTTTTAATGATGTCCTCGATCCAGGCTTTCGGATCCTGACCGCCTAAGTCAGATTGTGATACGTGAATACCCCTGTATTGTGTTTTCGCGTATACCGGAGCTTTCGGATCCTCGATCATCGCATCAATCAGGGCCGTCTCTTTCGGGCTTTTCCCGTTATGGATTTTGCTGTATCCGCTCAGGGAATAATTCTCTGCCGCCGCTATCGTGGCCTGTGCTTCCTGCTCCGTCAATGTTTTGGAATGATGGTCTTTCAACCAATCAACCTTTTCCTGTGTGTCCATGTATGGCTTATAATGGTCAATGTCGCTCACTATGGGATGACTTACGATCCCACCTGATCCACCCTTTGCCATTGTCATCCCTCCTCGCGCCACTTATCTACGAATGACGGGATCTCAAAGATCCGACCCCGTTCTGATTCCAATTCTTCCGGCACTTTGCCTTTCCAGATGATCTTCGTCGGATTGATCCGCTTGATCATTTCCTCATAGCCGGTCAATAGCCAGTTTTTCAGCTCCTCATTCCTCAGCATCCCAACTGATGACATCGCCACAACGCTGTTATGCGGTTCACCATCAAAACACCATTCCAGTGTGTCCGGGCTGCTCCATGTAATCGTCGGAATAACTGTCATCCCGTGCATCTGCCAGTACGCGCCCAGCCAATGTTTACGGTAATGGTTATAGAGCTGTATCGCCTTCGGAAAGTCTGAATACGGGGAAAAGTCAGGAGTGCAAACCGCTTGAAAACGACTTAGCATATCCAGGTAAACATCCGGCTGTTTCCATACCCGCTCAAACTGGTAGTCATCCACAAAGAAATGCACTCCGTGTATTTCCGGCTCCTCGCATCCTTTAGCGAAATTCCAACCGATCCAGTTCTCACAAGGACATTCTTCTGTCCGTCCCAATATCGGGATCCCGTATTCACCCTCACCCTCAAAATAGGCTTTTTGTAAATTCTCGTAATTCCGTTGCTGCCTATATGACATTGCCTCACCTCCACGTAAAAAGCCCCCGACGCATGGATCCCACGCGCCGAAGGCTTTTCTTGAAATTCTGTATAAGCGCCATGACGGGCAATAATGCCAACCGGGGCGGAGGCAACTCCCCACATCATGTTGCAAGAATTCCATTATAATGATATCACCGATCAAACCGGACATTCCGTGACAAGATTTGCATTTTCCGTACTTTTCAGGTATCTGTTGCACCTTTTCCGCACCGATTCCCCCGAATTTTCGCCGCCCATGCAGGCCGCGACCTGTTCCCATGGGAGACAATCCGCAAACCGGTATTCAAATATCTGTCGTGTGATGCTGTCCGGGATATCCGCAATATACCTTTCCAGGCGGTTCCGCTCATGGATACACTCTATCTGCTTGGCATGAATAATCGCCTTCAGATCCACAATCTCAGCGGCCAGCTGTTCAACCCTGCTTTTTGCCGGTCCTTTGCCGTGTGGCATATCGTCAAGAATGACAGGACTGCAACCCCGCTGATATTCCAACTCCTCCAACTTTCTCTGACAGTTTTCTATTTCCCTGTTAAGGTAATAAAGCTGTGATAATTCTTTTGTTGTCAATTCCAATACCTCCCCTTTGTATGAATCCCGGACACCTTTGGATTCCATCGCCTTTCACGCACATGACGGATGCAGTGATGTCCGTTTTATGCTTTGCCATCGTTCCCAGGGCAGCCCCCCGCCATAAGCAATCCCGGCAAGTATTTTTCCGTCCGCACCTCAGACACTCGCAGATCCTCACGCACATGATCACACCCTCACTTTCTTATCTGCCGTCATCGGTCATGCGGTCTATGGCATCACCTACACGGCGAAGCAGCTTTTCAAACTCGTTGCCCGCTGTGAGCATCTTCATACCACACACCTCCAGGGCAAAATGTTTATCCGGTTCTCCTTTGGCAAGCCTCAGCAGTTCCCGCCCGGATTCCCTCAGATCGTCCGCCATTTCAAAATATTTTTTCAGTTCGTCTGTTCTCATTTTTCCACCCTCGGATGATAGGACCGATTCTCATGGTACTTTTCCACCTTCCGGATCCTGCCTAATATCTGTGACAGCAGATCCACGGCTTTCTTATTCGCCGGTGAACTCAGGAAGTCAATCATCGGCTCCAGCTCTTCCACGATGTCCTTGTTCTCTCGCCGTGTGATCCTGCTTGCCCTCATCTTCGTTGCTATCTTGCTTCGTTCCTCTGAATGTGGCTCAAACTCTATGGCATGTAGGAAATCCTGCGTCCGCTTGTTTTCGGTTTCCATCGCTTCCAGTGCCAGCTTGTACCGCGTCTCGCAATCCCTGGTAAAATCCAGGAAGCTCTTTATCTGCTCAGACGTTTTCATTGTCCATCTCTTTCCGCTATCAGCTTTTGAATCCTATCTATTCCTGTCCTATCCCGGATTATCGCCCTCAGAATTGCTTTCTTGCGCCGTTTCTGCCGTGTGCAAGGCTTTGAACAGTATTTCGCCCGCCTGCACTTGCTGCAATCCCCATCTGTCAGCCATCTCTCGTTGTCTGCCGGTTTCATCTCGATTGCCATGTTCTACCTCCTATACCCTCAGAATCTCAGTACGTTCACCGCAATACGGACACTCACCGTAATAGATCGACGCGCCGCCCGCGTTTACAGGCTCCGTCCGATCCGTAATCGTGTACGCATACATCAGACTGCATTTCTCGCACTTTGCTACGACTGTTCCTGCACCTGCCCGACTTTCCAACTGCCTCTCATACTCGCGAACCTTCTCCATCGCAAGAATGTAATCCCTCAGTCCGATCTTTCTGCTACCCATGATCCCACCTCACACCAGGTTCAGCGACCTATAGACTTCAAGGATCTTCGGGAACTGAATTGCTATCCAGTCAACCATCTCCTCATTCATAGCCCAGTTCTCCGCATCTGCGGAACACCCTTCCAGACCGCTTTCAAACAGGAACGCGTGAATGATCTCATGCCGCATGACGGTTTTCCGGTAACTGCTCAAATCCTGCTTTACAAGCGGATCCAGATTGTCCAGCATCTTTTCCACAACGATTGTGCGGATGCTTGAATCCGTATAGCCGTCACACCCCACAAGACCGGGATACTCTTCCTCCGTTCCATCTTTGATTGTCCACATCGCTCCTAAAATGTTTACCTGTACTGTCATTTCTTCCTCCATCCAATTTTCTGACCACACCACGGGCAAAAGTTCCACATCCGATCCGTCAGCTCCATACCGCAATTTCCGCAAGGCGTGATAACCGGATCCCGTGCAGAAATACCCAGCTTCCAGTGCGTCAATGGCCATTTCAAGCGCATCAACCTGATTTCCGATTGTCGGTATTGTGTCCAAAATTTGCAACGCTTCTTCTTCGCTCATTTCTTCACCTCATAAATGTTTGCTGCGTTCGCCGGTAATAGATCCAGCTCCATAGCTTTATTCCATTTTCTTATCAGCTTTCTCCGCGCTTCGTCTCTGTACTCAATCGCGGATCCTCTTGTAATCCGGATGCACAAATTCCGATTGCACACCGGACAATGGATATACAGCGTCGGATATGAACTCTTGAACGGATTGTTCACATGCTCGATCACACCGCGCCCCAGGCCTGCTATGTATTGAACCTCTGCCGGCCTCCCACACCGGCAAGGCTCTAATTTCGGATCCTTTATCGGCGGATCCCATTTAAGTCCTATAGATCCCGTATAGCCTATGCTCATCCTGATGACACCTCCTAATCATCCGTCCACCACTGTTTGCACTTCGTACACATCCACCCTCGCTGATAGTAAAAAACCCTTATACGCCTCAGTAATCGCGCCTTCTTACAGAACGGGCATATATCTTTGCGGATCGTTTGGATCATTCTGCCTGTCCTCCTTTTCACCCTTTTCTTCTGGTCAGCAATCCCAGGATCACAGGAAGGACGAAACAAAGGAAAAATGCCTGTAACCGTTCTCCCAATGAAACCGCAAGATTCTCCCTGCCAATCTCTTTGCAGTCTTTCCGCCAGTCAATCACGATTGCGACAACTCCGATTGTCCATCCGACAAATACAGCCGCCATCAAATACATCATCCCGGTAACCCCTCCTTCGCCTTGTCCACTCTTGCTTTCAGGGCTGCCAGTAATGCCTCCTGCGCCCCATCTTTGCATTCCAGTGACCGGATCACATCCTCATCCGTGCCGCCCTGTACAATCAGCCTGTGAACGATCACGGGGAACTGCTGCCCCTGCCGGTGAAGCCTCTTATTCGCCTGCTGATACTCTTCCAGGCTCCACGTCAGCCCGAACCAGATCACATGATGCCCTCCGTCCTGTAAATTCAGGCCGTAACCGCATGACGCGGGCTGTGCCAGCAATATATCAATCTGTCCTGCGTTCCAGTCCCGCTCATCCTCAGCCCCCCGATACACGCGCACGCGCAACCCTGACTTTGACAAGGCTGTGAGAAGTCTTTCCCGATCATGCTTGAAGTAGTAGTACACAAGTGCGTGCTGTCCGTTCAGCTGTTCTATCGTCTCCATGAATGCCTCAATCTTACAGTCATGCACTTCCAGGGCCTCGCCGTTTTCGTCGTACACCGCACCGTTACAGAGCTGTAATAATTTGCCGGTCAGCGTCGCGGCTGTCGTTGCCGTGACAAGCTGCTCATCGTCCACGGTCAAAAGCATGGTCTTTTCAAGCTCCGTGTATGCCTTCTTTGCTTTCGGATCCAGAGCAACCGGAATGTCATCAATCACCATATCCGGCAGCTGTAAATAGTCCTCTGATTTCATGCTGATACAGATGTCCTGAATCTTCCGGTAAATTGCATCCGCCGCCCCTTCCTTTGGCGCGTATGAGAAAATCGTTGTCCTGCTCCTCTTGTCCGGAAGAAAATAGATCTCTCTGTACAGTGATATGGTCCGTCCCAGACGTTCGCCGCCATCCAGGAGATACACCTGCGCCCACAGATCCATCAACCCATGCGGGGAAGGCGTGCCGGTCAGCTCAATCAAACGGCTGATCTTTGGTCGTACCGCTTTCAGGGCTTTGAACCTCTTAGCCTGATGATTCTTGAATGAACTGCTTTCATCCAGAACAACCACATCGAACGGCCACTTGTTCCCGTAATGCTTTACAAGCCACTGTGTATTCTCTCTGTTGATGATATAAACGTCAGCGTTGATGCTAAGGGCTTCAATCCTCTGCTTTTCGGATCCCAGGACAACCGACAACCGCAGGTCAGTCAGATGACTCCACTTCGCCGCCTCAGCGGACCATGTATTTTCCGCAACTTTCTTCGGGGCAATGACCAGGGCTTTGCGGATCGAAAACCGCAGATACTTCAGACTGTGTAGCGCGGTCAGCGTGCAGACCGTTTTTCCCAGTCCCATATCCAACCATGCTCCCATGAATGGCAGCTCGATCATCTTATCCGTGACATATTGTTGATATCCGTGCGGTCTGTATTCCTTCACCACTGACTCCTTTGCATGTATGCCTCACACATCTTGCATACCCTGTTGATGCCTTCCTCGCCGTCCACGGAGCTGATAACTATGAACCCCAGCTTTCGGAGCTGATCCTGTACATACGTCTGCCGTGGCCGTTCCTTTTTGCCCGGAGCTTTCAGCTCAGCAAAGAACACCTCTCCCCCAGGCATGAGAATGATCCGGTCAGGCACTCCCGTGAATCCGGGGCTTTCAAACTTCAGGCAGAGGCAGCCCATCGCCTCGACGCGCTTTTTCAATTTCCGCTCGATATCCTTTTCCGACATCAGCTGTTAACCTCCCTCAAAAAATCTCTCGCGCGTAAGAGTGGACACCCTCACGCACTTTGCGCTTTCCTCTCCAACGCTCTCAACGCGTTAAAATCATTGTGCGTGTTGGCGGTCTTACGTTTCTCGCGCGCGCGTATAGACATGTACGGATATGGGCGAACAGGGGGGACAAATACCCCCTATACGCTCTATCTATATACCTCTATATAAATATTTGTAATTTTGTAATAAATACCAATAAACCCAGTAACTACGGGCATTACAGGAAATTACAAAATTTTTTCATTCTGTAATATCGTAATTTTTCCGCATTACAAAATTACGCATATTACAGCAATATTACACTTCGCTGTAATCCGTCTCAGGTTCAAAAACATAGCCTCTCTGCGCCGCATAGGGCGTTCCTCCATAAAACGGTTTTTCCGCTCTTTTCCACCCTTTCATGCTTGCAATACACGCATTTATCTCTTTCCGATCCTGCGGTTTCAGGTCACTTTTCTGCTTCATGAATAACTCACACCACACCTCAATCGGAGAAATCCGGTCCCTTTCTGTCAGCTTATAGTCACCGTGAACGGCCTGCGCCCAGAAGTCGCGCCGCCTGTCAAGATCCCATTTCAGCCAGTCCTCCGGAACCTGCTTTGACATGAAATCATGGATCATCCCTTCCCATGGTGAGCTGTCCCTGTGTTCTTCCTGATGCTCCTTTGCCGCCTCTTCCAGGCTTCCGGTGAGATAGAGCTGTTCACCCATCTGCCATCTGACTTTCGCCTCAGCCCAGATCTGCGTCACCACGTCATCGGTCAGATCCCGCCACACGTTTGCATGGTGTAGCTTTTTACCAACATCCACCGGCCAGAACCGCCGATTCCCCGTCGTGTCCTGAAGGAAATCCATCTGATTGCACGTCCCGAAAAACACGCATGACCGGGGCTGCTCCTTCATGTTCCTGCCGTATGCCGCCCGGTATCGGTCAGTCCGAAGGGATAAAAACTGCTTGATGCGTGAAACCTCAGTGCGCCGGAATGCGTCCAGTTCTGCCACTTCCACGATCCAGACTCCCGGAAGCAGCTCTGCCGTCTCCTTCCCCTCAAATGTCCGGATTGAGTCGTTAAACCAACCACGGCTCATCCTGTCCAGAAGGGTAGATTTTCCGATGCCCTGCGGACCACAGAGGATCAGCATGTTATCGAACTTACAACCCGGATCCATGGCACGCGCCACCGCCGCCACAAACGATTTACGGCATACCGCACGACAGTACCCCGCTGCATCATCCTCAGCCCCCAGATAGTCGATAAAGAGCGTGTCCAGGCGCGGCTTGCCATCCCAGGTCAGGCCTTTGAGGAAATCCTGCACTTCGTTAAAAGCATGGATTGAAGCATGGATATCCAGCGCCGCGTCGATATTCCCTCTGCCGGTAATCTGATAGGCTTTTTCCAGATACCAATAAAGTCCGCTGCTGTCCGTGTCGCTCCATAAGCGACGTTTGGCTTCTTTTGTCCATGGAAGCTGACCCAGGATCTCACCGCGTCCGGCGAACTCGTTCAGGGCGAATTTCTGTTTGAGTGCGGGATCGTTATCGAGTATGATCAGAATGTTGTCTATGGTAGGTTTTACAAGTCCGGATTTGGCGTTCAGCTCCAGCTTTTGCATCCAGTCAAGCGACTCATCTTCAGTGCCATAATTAAGCCCCTGGAAGTCCTGCGCGGCTCTCTCCTGACGTTCTCTCGCCATAAGGGCGGAACACATCGGATCGGCCACGGCGAACTCGCACATAGCCACGTAAGACGGCAGACGGTTATTCGGCGTGCCTGCCTGTGCCTCATCGTCTTTGTCTCCAAACTTGTGAAGGCGGACCAGATCAAAACAGTTGACCAGATGACCGCCGCATGGATCTGTTGCATGATGGGAATATAAGAATTTGCCGTTGTCATAGACCACAGCGCCGCCGGTCGTGGATCCCCCCAGGTACGTGAACCTGTTCGGATCCGTGTCCACTGCCTCATAGATGCCCGGAAGCAACTTGTCCATGACGTTGAACACGTCACCGTATGCGCGGTTGAACGCACCCACGACACCCGGCTTTGTATCCGGATCTCCCTGCTTCATTGCCAGCTTTTGATAGCTGACCGCCCCAGGAACCTGCGGCCACGAAGAAAAATCCCGCCAATCTGTGTAGCTTGCCAGTACATTATCGGCCACCGCGAAGGGCTTATCCGCATACTGGAATACATACTGACTATCCACACAGCATGAAGGCCAGTACATAAGGCGCGATGGCTCAAATGTAGTAGGATCCGCCATCTGAATGCCGATCTGTTCCGCGATCCTGCGGGCTATCGGCTCGTACTCGTCAGCGGATACAGTACGATCCAGGGGAAACAAAAGGCGGAGGCGCGGGGCTGTTTCCAGATGCTTGCGCGTGCTGTACACCGCAAACCCGTATCCCAGATTATCCGCCGCCTTGATCACGCCGTCTGTGCCGTATGCCGGAATCGTATCAAAGTCCAGGGTAACAACGTCCCTGCCGGTTACGGCGGAGGCTTTACGCCTGCCGCCGTTAAGTGTTCCCGCCATGAAGCCGCCAACGTCTTTAAGGACATCCTGCTGTGCCTTTTTTAATGCAAGGTATTGTTGGATTGTCTCTGTACCCCTTGCCGGTACTTTGAGCTTTTCCCAAAGCTCACTGACAGCCAGCGTTTGCGGCTTCCAGTTCATATCTTTCCGGCTGTTTCCTACCGAAATAGTGAGCTGCCGGTCATACTGTAATTTCATCAGTGCCTCTCCTTCAACTGTCAGTTGTTGATATAGTCGAATGTAATCAACTATTTCGATTATAAGTCTAAAATAATCACCTGTCAATCAGACAGGCTACTTTATTCAACTTTTATTCGTCATCTGGATGCCAGCAAAACGGACAACGCCTGCAGGCTTCGGACGGCTGATTTAGCGCCGAAAATTTCTCCGGTTTATCCCAGCTGCATTTAGCACACTTGATATACTCCCCGGTTGACTCGCGCCAACTCTGAGGCATATCCACCGCGCTGCCAATCGCCAGGATCCAAAAGACGATCAGAATCAAAATGAGCAATATCGCGATTGCCTTTATTATGGTTATTGCCATGTCTTGCCTTTCTTTCCTGTTTTGCGACACTGCATATCGCCTGGAATGCCGTGTCATCTCTATATCCGGATCCATTGTATCGGATGCCTCCGTATGCCATGGTCAGATGTCCCCCTCTTTTCTGTGCATGGATTTTTCCGTAGAGAAACCTTCCGGATACCGTTCCATCAGCTTTCTGATATTGACCTCCATCACCCATGACATTTCTACGTCAAGCGCGTCACAAGCCTCAGCGATCATCCACAGGCAATCACCCAGCTCCTTGATCAGATGGTTATTGTCTGCCGGATGCCCCTGATATTCTTTCTGGAGGATCCCGGCTACCTCGCCCGCCTCTGAATTCAGACCCAACACTGCATGAAATAGTCTGTCCCTCTTGCTCAGGTCCTTTGCCTGCGTCCGTCTTGCCTTTTCCTGATATTCCTGAACCGTCATCTTATACATCCTTTCGCATTTTTCGCAGTCATTATTCGCTGCTCCAAAACATCTATAGCAACGTGTCTCCCTTACTTTCCAGCCTCGTCGGTGTCCGAGAGATCTTCGTCGCTTCCACCCCTGCATTCTTCGCAATGATCCACACCTTCCAATCCCGCCTGTGTAGCGATTGCCGCCACATCGTCCAGCTGCTTTTTCAACAAATCGTTTTCCGCTCTAAGGAGAGCCACCTCTTTGCACTTATCGGCATAGAGATGATTCATCTCCCTGATCTGATCCGGTGTCAGTCCCAGCTCACGGAACGCCTCCAGATCGTCATTCTTTCCGGTCATGAGTTTCTGTACCGTCTCCCTCGGAATCTCTGCCGTTAATGCGTTCTGAAGCAAATTCCTTTCCACCTGCGCCCTTATCAGGCACGTCAAATCAGACATTTTCACCTGCGCTCTGTCCTCAGCACCTAAAGCATCAGCCAGTCCCATAATCAAAACCTCCCTTTCAATCCGGCGAAATCATTCATCGCCTGTTCATGTTTCTCTTTTTCCTGACAGTACGGGCAAATGTCAATCCATTCGCCGTCAATCTTCCGTGACCGCCATCCTGCGGCCTTTTTCGCGGCTACAGCGTCATCGAAATCCCATTCGTCCTCCAGCGCATCGCCGCAAGTGTCACATACCGGCGTAAAAATCTCTTCGCCATCTTCCCATCTCTTTTCAATCGCCATGGTCAACCCTCTCTGTAAACAAGCGCCGGATATCCGCTTTTGTAATTGTCCTCGATCCATTGAGCCTGATCCCGTGACAGGGCAATGGATATCGTGGAATCAACGTCCGTCCTTTCCAGGTACATATATCCGTTTTTGAAAAAGGCATCGTACACGCCGGACGGGGCATCAACCCGGATGATCATATGCTGAAGAACCTCCGGACCGTCGTAAAACCCCGCCAGATTGTTTGACGCATTCAGCATGAGGAAAAGATCATCAGCGTCATAATGCAGCTCCTTCGCGTCCATTTCATCGCGGATCCGGTTATGCTTTGTGCAGCTCGTTACCGTTGCCGCCGTGATGATTACCAGCACCACAGCGGCAGTGACCGCAAGGATCTTTATGTCCTTCATGATGTCTTATACCCGAAATCCTTTGCCAGCTTCAGAAGCTCTTCGCGTGCGAGAATGCACCTACGGACGATGGATCCGGGGCTGTCCTCACGGGGAAGGTCTGCGGATCCTGTGATGGGCCTGCCGCCGTACCTTTCCTCCGCCTCATCATACCGAATCACGCTTTCCTTTACGGAATCCAATAAGCTGTCGATCATCTGAATCCTCTGTGTTACTCTCATCATGCCCTCCTTCTGTACTCTCTTTCATCCATCAGGATAATTCCCAACCAGTTGCCGCCGGGAATGCCCCGGCATTCTGCGCACTGACAATCACCGAAGAAATTGTCATGCCATGTGTTCCCTTCGATCAGCTCCTCATCACCCGTCTCAACCAGCCGTGTAGCCAATTCCGGATGCTGCTCGAACTTCGCCCTGACAATCTTGCGCATGATGTCCGCTTTCCGGTCATCCCAATCATCCATGATCCAGACCCTTTTCCCAAGGTTCTTTGCTTCGTCCGGATCCAGCTCCGCGAACAGATCCTTCTTGCTCTCATCAGCGCATTTCTGCGCCTGATAAGCTGCCTCACTGTTCCGGTACAGCCTTCCTTCAAAGGTCATCGGACATGGATCATAGTAATTACTTAGGAACGCATACGCCCCCGTAAAACTGTTGATCATAGATAATCACTCCCTTCCTGCCTCTTCCTCAAACCTTGTTTCCATACGATGCGACAAAAGCCATAAATCCCAGTCATACTGTTTCACCGTGAACCACTCTATTGCACCCACGAAAGACACAAATCCCAGAATTACCGCAACAACCTTCACTAATACCTTTGTCCATTTCATTGTCTGCACCGCTCCTCTACCGCGTATTGGTTATTGGAGGCAAGGTTAACACCCAGGACCTCATCAAAATGCGGCTTACCTCCAGGGACATACCGCCCGTATTTCACAACGATATTGTGGTATTGTTCCAACCGATCGATCCATCCGTTTTCCCATGCCTCTTCCCGTGTGTAGCCCGTATAAATCACAATCGGATCTTCCGTTTCGTCCCGAAACCGTTGAATCAGATTAAATACCTCCGGTGAGTCAAACGGCTCCAACCCCTGAAAACAGATTGCCTTTGTGATCGGATTATTCAGGTATCGTGATACAAGCCCCTCTATGCTCACACTGATGTTTTCCATCTTTGCCAGCTCTGAATTCTGACACAAATCCTTTCCGCACTTGAATGAACACTTCGGGAACATGATCGTCATGCACGGCAGCTTATAATTCACGAAATCCTCATCAATAATCCCTTTCACTGCAATCTTACTCATCGTTCACGTTCTCCCATTCCCTCATGTGGTATTCCTCTTTGCGCTTTTCCGACCATGTTTTGATCTTCGTAAAGAATCCCACAATCCGGGTATACTCGCTATCTACCGGCTTCCCGCACTCAGGACAGATATCACCATAGAATGCGTGGTTATTCTCGCAAGCCTGGATCCGTGGATTAAATGCGAAATAGGTAACGCCCTGATCCGCGATATAATTGATCAGATCCCATGCCTTTTCAAAGGAATCGAACGGCGCGTCAATATTGATATGCAGGATGGATCCGCCATTACAATACCTGTCGAACTCTGCCGCGATCCTCACGCGTTCCTGTATTGTTGTCTTGATACCAAGGGGAATAAACTGATTGCCGTAAAGTGGAAGATCGTAAATACCACCGTTTGGATGGAAAAACTTATCCTTCCGCATCAGCTTGTCTGCAGCGCTTTCGCCTGGAATCTGCTCCGTGTTGACCTGGTAATCACAGTTGTACTTCTTGATAAAGTCATCTGCAGTCTGCCTCATCACCTGGAAAATTTTCTGTCCGAACCTGGACGCGTCCTCCGTGTAATAGGTATTTCCGAACTCATCCATCCTTGTATACCCGAACTTTTTCAGAGTTTCATAGATGCCGATGAATCCGACCGTGTTATACAGATGCTCAAAATCAATCAGTCCATAACTGAAATTCGGGAGGATACCTTTTTCCACATTCCGGCGAATGATATGCCTGACCGCATCCAGCGCACACAGACAGATCCATGTCCGATGGTGTAGCACCTCCAGATATTCTTCCTCCGTCTCAGTGTCCAGTGCGATCCTTGCCAGATTGACGGTATTGACCTTCACGGATCCGACCTTCAGAGCCGTACCACCAATGGAATTGAAATAGCCCAGATCCTCGATATTTGACTTCAGGCGGCAGCAGTTTGACAGGGAATTCACGGAATTATCCACAAAGAGATTGCTGTCGTACCATTTCATGTTGTGCCTGACCGCCCACTTCGCGAATTCCTCATCTACGAATTTTCCATCTTGCCTCAAAAGGCTGATCGTGCTGACCGGGAATGTAAACATATTGACGCTGCGGATGTCAGACATTACATTCATGTACCATTTCTGGAATTCGATGATCTGCTCCTCATAGTCAATCATGTACGTACCATCGGGGAATGTGGATCCCCCGAAAAGGGCTTCATAGTATTCATGATCAAAAACAGAAGTGTTTGTGAATGCGCTCTGTGACCCGTCCCTGACATAAGGCTGGTTCACTGCGTAAATGAACCGCTGAAAATTCTGCTTTGCATAATACTGTTCATTACCGCTTGTCCTAATCCCCAGGTAATCAGATTCCACGTCTTTTTTCCAGAAGTAGAACATATATGGCAAAATGTTCGGGAGTCCGACCGCCCCGGAAGTCCGGTTACAGGTAAAACTCACATACTCCTTCACAAAATCCACAAAGGTAGTCAAATGTTTTGCTGCCTCTGGATTCTGACCCTCAATGAAAAACAGTCCTTCCTCAGCAAGATCTTTCAGATCATAGGCGAAACAGTAGGGCCGGAAAGAGGATGACGGCGCATCGTGCATATACAAGATCCCCAGCCACTCCATCCATAACCACTCATTCGCCACTTTGGACCCGAATTTCTTTGCTATCTCATAATGGATTTTATTGAATGCCAGGAGCTTAGAATGGGGTTTCGGCATTTCCCTCTCCAGGGTTACAATGTCCTTTCTGGACACATTTGCATTGCTGTCCACACTCGCATCAGCCACCGTCTCTTTGTCGATGAAGTTGTCGATAAAGTCTGTGTAGCTCAACTGACCATCGTCAAACCCATTCAACCTTGCCAAGTCTGATCCGTACCTTGACTGCAGTGTGTTATACTGCGATATAAATGCCCTAGATAACCTGACATCTATTTGGAGCTTTGGTTTTTTTCGCCATGATCTCCATAGATTTAATAATTTCTGTAGCTGCATTTGTTATCCTTCCTTGTTGTTTACCCAGTTGATAGCAGCCGTGAAATCCATAAATTCCCCGTCCACTTCCAGCACCGGCGCACTCTTGAAACCTCGCTGGATCATCTCATCGACATCCTCAGAAATCCCGAACGCAATTCCCTTGTCCGATAACTTCTGCGCCAGCACCTTACAGCGCGGGCAATTCGTTGAATACAATACAATTTTCATTTAATCCTCCATATCCTGTTTAAGCTCATCCGCCGTTATTTTTACCGGCATCAACGCCTGCGGCATGAATTCAATCTCATAGGCGTATCTGGATACATTCGTTCCGGATACATCTTCAATGGTGTACATTGTCCATTCATTGAGATAGATCATGTGTTTCTGGTATATGCCCTTCTCCCGGTCTACTTCGACAATCACATCCAGCTCGTTGTTATTGCTGTCACTGTCGATAGACATGCAGCCGGTCATCTGTATGATGCATTTGTCCGTCCGCATGTTGAAAACACTCAGCCGGCGCTGGACATTGAAATTGTCTGCCTGTTTGCTGATATTGTAAGATACCTTTTCAGCCTGCCTGCATCCTGTCAGCAGGATGGCGCATAAAACAATTGAAATGACGACTTTTTTCATCTTAACTATCACCCTGTCCTTTCCAGTCTTTCAAAGTTGATGATCGGCAGCCGTTCTCCCTCTTTGAGATATGCACAATTCGCCTCCACAAGTGCTTTCGCCACCGGAGGAGAAACACTGTTTCCGATTTTTGCTACCTGCTCTGCTACAGACATCCTTTTCCATTCGATATCACACCCGATGATGTAATCATCCGGGAAGCCCTGCATTACCTTTAATTCAGTAGGCTTTAGCATTCGCAGAAATATATCTGAAATAATGTATTTCTGCCCTTCTATGGTCAGCAGTACATTAACCAGACCAAATCTATCTTTTGTTGTAATCGTTGCCAACGGTTCAGATATTTCCTGTCCGCATCCGGTCCCGTAATACTTAACCAGGAACGCTGATATCAAACCAAAGTGACCGGGGCTTGTTGTAATGGTATGGAGCGGTTCATCACACCCCTGACCTATTCCGGTCTTATAGAACTTCGTCACAAATGCTGTAACCAGACCATACCTGTTTGACGTGTCAATAGTCCGAATCGGTTCTGTAAGGACCTGTCCCCGACTTTCGCCGTTCTTTTGTTCCCCGTGATACTGGATGAGAAATGCCAACGCCCTTTCATCCTGAACAATGTACGGATCCGGATTTTCCACGATGTATTTGCGGATCCCGTTTGCAATCCTGCGCTGTGTAGCCTCTGCCAGTGGTTTCTTTCTGTCGAATATTGATTGACCCAGATCAGCCCAGTCCATAAAGTCTCCGCACGGCAGCCATCTGGGATCTGCGTCTTTGAAATGCGTTTGTTGCGGCCAGACAATCGGCTTATCGTCCCTGCGGAATATCGCATACCATCTTTTCCGTGTCGTTGGAGCGCCATAGTCAGCTGCTATCAGTTCTTTGCTGTCAAACTGATAACCCAGCTCCTTTACAGCACAGATAAAGCGATTATATTCCTCACCCATCTTTTCTTTGATCGGCCTGCCGGTTTCATCCAGTGGCCCCCATTGCTGGATTTCCTCGACATTCTCCATGATGATCACATCCGGCTGTACTGCTTTCGCGTGTTTGTAAACCGCCCAGGGAAGCATCCGGATACCACTCACACGGGGCCGTCCACCTTTTGCCTTACTAAACTGTGTGCAATCCGGTGAAGCCCACATAAGCGCGACATGTCTGCCACCGACATATTTTTGCAGATCGACCTCAAAGATATCCTCCGTCAGGTGTAGCGTTCCAGGATGATTCACCGTATGCATCCGGATAGCCTGCGGATCGTGATTGACCGCGATATCGACGCTGCGCCCCAAGGCCATCTCTATTCCTACCGATGCACCGCCACCACCGGCAAAGCAATCTATGATTAAATCTGTGTCTCTCAACTGTTGACCTCCGTTCCGCAAATCGGACAAATTTTGATACTTTCCGGTAACTTTATGCCGCATTTTGAGCATTTTCTTTCTGAAACGGGCATTTTATCCGGTAAAATGAGCATTTCATTTTTCGCCCGGTTGTAGAATTCCTTATTGATTTCAAATCCGTAAAACTGTCTCCCCGTTTCCAGGCAGGCGCGACCGGTTGAACCGGATCCAAAACAAGGATCAATCACCACGTCTCCCGGATCCGTGCAAATCTCAATCAGCCTTTTCAGGAGTTTGACGCTTTTCTGTGTCGGATGGATCTTCGGGATCTCTTTTCCGTCCCTTTCATATTCCATCCAGTCCAGAACCATATGACCTGTTCCCCGGATAGGCTTTCCGTCCTCATCGTACTCAGCGCCGTTCCTGAACTTCGGAAGATAAGACCTGTAAAAGAGCAGCGCCCGCTCCGTCGCGCCCACGATCCGCATATTGGCTTTCAATGCCTGCGGGCTGCTCTTTTTAACGAACGTCAAAGGTATGTACTTCGTAAATCCATGCTTCTTTGCAGCCTCGATCAGTGTGAATTGCTGCTGAAAGCTGCAAAAAACGATCATGCATGGAGCATCTGATGACCTTCCTCTTGCACCGCCTTTTTTCGGCTCCTTCCGCATGAGCTGACTGCAAAAATGGAAGTATTCATACAGATTGAAGTTAAAATCCGATGCAAATGCAGCTTTACCGGCAAGTTTGCTCTCACCGTTCTTGTTATCCCCCCCCTTGTACCAAACGGGGTTAGATCCATAGAAGTTTGTCCCGACATTGTACGGAACGTCAGCAATGATCAGCTGTGCTTTCTGAATCGGTTTGCTCTTCCAATTCTGCATACTGTCATTCCAGATCTCGCATTTCAGTTTCTTTTCGTGTGTCATCTTTCATAAGGAGGCCACCCAGGTTTTATGTGCGCACAGCCTCGCGCCTCCTTTCGTGATCTCAGTGTGTAGCCTTGAACGGCAGCTCCGCGCATACGCCGTACCGGGCATTGTGGTCATCTATATAGACATTCGCAAATACTTTCCTGGGATTGTTCCCATACTGCCTCTTCATCTCCGGCAGATTGTCATTGATCTCATCCGGGCAAAATAAGAACTCATCCATAAGCCATTCCAGGGCATTATCCAGAAGATCCCCTTCCCTCATCGTCCATAGAATCACTTTGTTCCCCCGGTCCTGCTCCTCCTGTAGAAACCGTATCAGTGGAAGATTAGGCTTTCCGATTTTCGGCCATGCGTTCTCACAAAGCGTGCCGTCAAAGTCCACGGCGTAAATGGTAGGATTGTCCATTATTTCTTACCCCCTGTTACCGGCTCCGTTGCCAGCTCACCACCACAGGCAGCATAACCGGCCAGATCCACAAAGCTGTCTCCCGTGCCGCCGCCGTTCTTAATTCGGGCAATTTTCAGAAGGGACATCATCATAGCCACATCCACCGTCGTAAAGCTCACGCCCTTGTAGATCGTCCACATATCCGCGATGGTCCTGAAATTGTCCTCCGGGGATCCGTAATCCTGCTCTCTTTTACCATTCACGCACTGTTCAGCCAGTGACAGAACCTCTTTCCGTTTCATAAATGCATCCCCCTCGCAATCTCAAACATGATCAGCGCCACCAATGCGGCTGTGAATACTGTTGCCATTGTCACGCATCTGTTACCCAGGGCTTCGGTATTCGCCCCGATTGACGCGACTCCCATGAAAAGTGCCGCGATCAGCAGAATAATCTTTACGATCAGCAGAAAAGTCATTTTGTATCCTCCTTCGGTTTTGCCACGGTTTCCATGTAAATGTCATCGAACAGAACCGGAAACGCTTTATAAAAACCCCGTAAGACCTGTGTAGCGACTTCCCTCATCTGCGGATGTGCTGCCTCGCTGCATCTGAGCCGGAGGAAATGCCGCCATTCCCTGATATTCGCTGTCATGACAACCTCTGTTTTCAGGCTGTTCGGCAATACCGCCCGTGCTTCCTGCGGCGTGCATCCCTGATCCAGAAGGCTGAAATACGCTTTCTCTGCCATGGCGCAGGCATGTTCCCATGTTCTCCACTGATTCGATGTCACCTCCAGATAGCAAGGCGCAATCACCGTAATCTCACGTCCGAATTTATCTTTGCTGTAATTGCAGTACCTTGTGGATTCCTGACAGTACGATGCCAGCCGATGCCGGACGATCTCATGGGATACACCCCTGTCACAGATGAATTTCACTGTTATGGAACAATGCTCCAGGACGGCTTCATGCCCGCTCTTGATGATCCCTTTCAGGAATTTGATACCGCTGTCCTGTGTGATCCTGTCTTCAGACTTGTAACAGACCCTTCCGCACTGTTCCAGACGTTCAATTACCGCCGGACCGTTCAGCGGCGTGATGAACTCTACCGATGGCTGAATGATTTTCATACTTACCTCCTGTCAAATGCTAAAGCTATGAGAATAATTACCAGATATGCCGGATAGAGGAACATCCACATCCATGTGTAAACCACCGACATAATGATCGGCGTTGCCAGAACGCCTATGATTGTTACCGTGATCGCAAATATGCCGACCCGCATAAGCAATTTCAGAAAAACTTTATCCCAATACTCACCCCTGAAAATTTCACTGTCGATTTTCTGTCTGTTTACCCCTTTGACCAAATTCCCCTTGTTACTCTCCATCGTCGAAATACCCCTCAAACCAGTTATTTGCATATGAGAATAGAATTAACCATGCGCTTGTGGCGCATACGATTATGAACGGGATCCAGCTATCACTATCCACAAAACAGGCGGCTGTGATCCACGCCATAAAGCAGATATAAGCAATCGCTTTCAAAATAAAATTCTTCATAGACCTTTGCTCCCCTTAGTCTTTCGTGAAGAAATCCCCTACCCATCCGGCTGCATTTAGCGGAAGATCCTGCGCCCATACCGGCGGCTGCCGCATGATGTCACAGACCGTTTTCAGCATCGTGTCATTATCCGCATACGGCTTGATGTCAATGACAACCTCATCGTGTACATGAAACACAATGGGGAATCCCGCCGCTTCCAGGCGCTCAATCGCCTCTGCCAGACAATCGCGGGCGATGGCCTGTACAACGTTCTCTGTCAGCTTACCGCCGTATGTCTCAATGTGTTTCCACCGCTTTGATGCCTGATCCACACCGTCATAAATGATGGAGGATCCACCGAATTTGTTTGTCCCCAACCTGGGATTGATGTAGAAAAGTTTCCGACCGGACGGAAGCGTGATTGTAAGGCAGTAAGTACCCTGATTCGCGTCATATTCCCTTGCAAGGTATAAACCCCTGACTGACTTACTGCCGCCGAAGGAAATGACCTGTACAGCCGCCTCATCCATCGCATACCAAAGGTTTACGATGTTCCGGTTCGCGTTCCTCCACCTTGTCACGATTTCCGGCAGTTCCTCTTCGTGTAGCCCCATGTCCAAAGCGCCCATGTTGATCAGCGCTCCGTTGCTACCCTGATATCCGAGTGCCAGCTCCGCAACCTTGCCTTTCGCCCTCAACGCATATTCCGGATTACCCTTCTTGATCAGTTCCAGCGGAACCCCAAACATCTGAGACGCGGATGCCTCATAGATCTTTCCATGCGTCCGGAACACTTCTAACCGCCACTGTTCACCGGCCAGCCACGATATCACACGCGCCTCTATAGCGCTGAAATCAGCATCGACCAATACATTGCCAGGGCTTGCCACAAAAGCCGTTCTGATGAGCTGTGAGAGCGTGTCAGAGACGGATCCGTATATGACGCGGAGCGCATCTTCCTGACGATCATGAACCAAATCACGGGCAAGCTCAATCGGATCCGTGTACGTCCTGGGAAGGTTCTGGACCTGAACCAAACGCCCCGCCCATCTGCCTGTCCTGTTCGCCCCGTAGAACTGCAGGAGTCCACGGACGCGCCCATCAGGGCATACACATTTTTTGATCGCGTCATATTTCTTTGTGCTTGTCTTTCCAAGCTCCTGCCGGATCTGCAGCATCCTTGTTACGTCCGGGCTGTTGTCATCCCGGTTCAGCATCCTTTTCACGACATCCTTTGACAGGCTGTCGATCTCTGCGTCGGTCTCTTTGTTCAGCCAGTCTTTCAGCTGTGAAACGCTGTTCGGATTGTTGATCTGTGATATCCTTGTAGCTTCCAGCATCATCTCTGATTTGACGTGTTCACCAATCTGCAAAGCGCCATCCACAAACGGGATATCCACGGCAACGCCCCGGCTGTTGATCCTCAGATCCGTTTCCCACTGCTTCTGTACAAACTCAGGAACCGGAAAAGTGGAAAGCCGCCGTTCGATCTCCATCTCTGTTACAACGTCCTGACAGCAATATTCTTTGAAAAGCTGCCATTTATCAGGATCATGATGCGGAAGGTTCCGCGTCCTGCCCCCATTCGTCTTTGTCGCTTTACATGGCACACAAAAGTAGCGAATAAGCGCCTTGCCGGTATTCAATTTCTGTTTGTCCTCCGGCAGCCCCAGCGCCCTGCCTGTTACTTCCAGTCCAGCCGTGTAGCCGCAGTACAAACCATGGAACATAGTGCATCGCCACTGTCCGGGATACATCGGCCCGTAATACTTTGACAGACATCCGAACTCAAACGGCGCATTGTAGGCGTGTTTGATAACGGACGGATTGACAAGAGCTGTGATAAGCCATTGCGGAACTTCTTCACCGCTTGCCAAGTCAATGATCTGAACCGGCTGACCGTCCAAGGAATACGCGAATAACAATATTTCAAAACTGGGATCCTGGATATATCTCTGCGCTCCCACTTTTCTAATATCGACAACGGAATACGTTTCCAGGTCAATGCTAAGATGATGTAACATGGTTGCCTCCTTCACTTTGAAAACGGGTACTCCCACACCGATGCACCGTTTAACAACCCCAGATCGTCGGTTCACACCTGCTCCAGTCGTTGAATGTGGTTTCCCCGTGTAGCACGTCTTTTCCAGGCTGTCAGTCACTCTCTTAACGCACTGCTTGTTCATTACGTGGCTAAATCGAACATCAGGACCCGTGTGCGCCTGGGTAGGAGTTTAGCGGTATCTGCATCCCTCCCTATGCCGTTTGATACCTCGCACGCCATCGGAACGGCAGGGCTTGAACCTACATCTATGTCTTATAACCATTACAGCCGACATCGCTTTACCCATTAAGCTACTTGTTCCGAAATAACTGGCGGCGGTCTTGGCCTTCGACCGCACTTTAATGCTCATTAACAAACCAGTCTTTTATGTGGGGATGACGGATTTATGTTTTCATGCAGTTTCGTGTGCGGGATACGCTGCAAGACTCTGGCAAGGAACCGTACCTTCCGACACTCATTTTACTGACGAGTAGCTACCGTCAATTCGTCCTCAACGAATTCTCCCCAATTATGCGAGTAAGGATTTGCACCTTGCATAACAGATAGCATTTAAGGCCTCAAGGTTCGGCACAACGTGCCGACTATCCGTCTATACCCATTAGCGTCTACCTATTCCGCCATCGCATAACTTTGGCAATATTAGCATCAAGTATTTTCACCACGACTAATGCTTTTATCACTACAGGCCTGCGGCCTGACGGGACTCGAACCCGTATCTCTTGATGCTAATAGTGTAGTCTTTCCCACTGTCAGACAACTTCCTCCCATCTTGCACAAGATAGGAATCGGAACGATAGGACTTGCACCTATAACCTGCGACTTATAAGGCCGCCGCTCTGACTATTGCGCTACGTTCCTGTATAGCCGGTCTTTCCCGGCTGCCACAGTGTATTTATTCGTACTTTGCCGCGCTACCTTACACTGCCACTACGTCACGCTCCCACTTGTCACGGAAATGGGCGGGAACCGGATGAATTAACCGAACATCACCGGACGGACTCCTTACAGCGCACCGCCTTGCCGCCCTTTATTCCTTTTTGTGAGGTGATGAATAAAGAGTAAGAACGTCCACCTCATCGGAACGGCGGGACTCGAACGCGCATCCTGCGGCTTGCACAACTGATAGTTTAGGAACATGACAAAATCCTCCGCCGCTGCTTTCCCTTTTAAGCTACGTTCCGAAAAAGTTCTGCCGTTATGTTTTATGACCGACGGCTGAACAGTTCGCGGTCAGCGGTTGCATCGTTTATGTCTAACAGTCATTCACTCCAACCTGCTGAAGTTTCGCCCGTGCCACGGCCTCTTCTCCCTAATCCGTGTACACGCTGACTCCGGGCGGTTAAGGCTTGACCTGCACCGGTTTTTTCGCTCAAGGGTTTGACCTTCCCTGTGTAGCCGTCCTTTGTCTACTGACTCGCTTCTTTTTCCGGCTGTCAACATCCTCTCATGTTGTCACGGTAGTCCAGATGAGCATTCCGTTTCTGCTTGTACCGCTGGACTCAGCCCCTTATTTACGGCGTATATTTTGGGTGCGCAAAGATCTGCAGCTCTCACGCCAGCGACTACTTCGGAACGACAGGACTTGAACCTGTATCACAAGTAGGTGACAAACCCCTTGTTGTTTACCGTCAAAGCTCTACCATTGAGCTACGTTCCGAAATGGGCCGTCCATCCAAAGATTGCCAAGCAGTCGTATTCGCTCCGTGCGATTGCTCCGTTCCAAAACGGTAACGGCTTTAACTCTGCTCCGACTGTGAAAAATTCACGGCCCCGTTAGTATTTCATTTCTCATCGGAACGGCAGGAATCGAACCTGCTCAGTGGTTATTCCCCTGTTTCTTCCGTCAAGACCGCTCTTCTACAGAGTCAAGGCTACCTTGCTCAAAAGTGTCCTATTACCCATCACCCGCCCCTGCGGGAAGGCTCCCAATGCCCTACGTTCCGAAATGCACCATATCCCCAAAGGTGCGCCCTACTTCCGCATTGCCAGACCGCTGCGTTTTCAGATTTCTCACTCGACTGGTTTTCTGGTTACCAACAGGAGGAGGATTCGTTTTACTATTTGTTTTGACTGACTCCACGGGAGAGCATTTAAGTCGATTCCGACATCGTTCAAATAGCTTTCGGGCTGACTGTAAACCCACCTGGTTTAACGTGGGAAGATACCACGGCTTATCCGGGTGAGGATTTGCACCTCACATGACAGGACCCCACTTATCACTCCTCCTAATTGTTCTATCTTTACTTAGCGTCTACCTATTCCGCCACCGGATAAAGTGCGGATAACTGGTTCGTCCGGGGCAGACGTGTTATCCGCATGATCCCCTTGCGGTTCTTAGGGTGTTCCGTAATGCCGCCAATTATGTCCCCAGTGTGTGTTTTGTTAAGGCAGTTCCGGCTCTGCCATTAAAGAAGGAGAAAAACAAGTATGAATTACATGGGCTGTCCTGTGATCGGATTGATCTGTACCCCGCTCATCTGCGGACCGCCCATCGGCTGACCGGTGATCGGGTTGATACCGGTATTCTGATACGTCATCTGTCCAGGCGTTGCAGGCATCACCCCGCCATACTGCGGTGTAGCGCCTCCCATCGGAGCCTCCGGAGCCGTTATATACTGGCCGACATCCAAACCGGCGGCATCTGCCTGAGCGCTGGGGCCACCGGAAAGAGGCTCCCCGTCCCTGGTCTTGAATACGTTATCCAGGCTGCACGCTACCGGATTACCGGACTGCGGATTATAAAAGCTCATCGTAACAACCGCATACATGCCGCTGTACACCTCTTCAGGAGTAAGCGGGGCGGTCGGGCTTGTGATCGGATAAACCCCCGGCTTCCTCGCTGTTGATGCGGTAAGCACCCAACATCCCTTACATTCCGGGCCGAACGGTGTGCCATTTGTCCTAAGCCCGTCACCGTCATGGATCAGCGGGGAATTCATCTGAGGACGTGCGCCCTTCCACTTGTCCTTAACGCCTTTCTCGTAAGCTGCCTTGATCGTTCTGTCGATCTCTGCCTTCGTGGCGGTATCGGACTTCGGAATCAGCATCGTCACGGAATACTTCGGCTTTCCTCCGGGATTCTGCTGACTGACATACGGCTCATTCAGGTGGACGTATGAAAGCCTGACTTCTTTTGTTGCTACTCTGAGGGGATTGTTCTGATACATTGTTGCTCCTCCTTATCGTTGGATATAATTCTTTGTGCTTCTCTTGATATGCTCTTACTAAACGAACGGTCTCCGGATCTGCGGGCTTGCCTCTACAGCAACCGCATGAACATTCTGGATTCACCATGGTTTATACTGCTCCTGTATTTCTTTCAGCTTTGGGATCCGTTTCTGAAACCGCTCATAATTCGCTTTAGCGGTTTTCACTTTTGCCATGAGTCGGTCATTGTGTGCTTTTCGTTTTTTCCGTTCTTCCTTGTCTGAGATGTAATTGCCGTGTGAGTCAAATTTCGTATCCTGATACTCTTTCTGGAAATTCACGCTTGCTTCATTCCATTTATTTTTCAAATCATCGGTGATGTCAGGAATGTAGGAGAAAAACTGGTTTATGCTTTCTTCGTTTCTCCATATCTCCTGACCCACCCACTTAAAGAATTTCCTGAGATTCGTGATCGGCATTTCGATCATCGCCACCGGCATATTGAGAGTCATCCGGCAGGATCCGCAGCGGAACGGAATGGATTTCTCAACCATCCTGTGTAGCCTCCCGATCCTTCAGCCCCGCCAGATCTGCGACCGCCGAATTGTACGGCTCCCTGCTGTCAGACTCCACTACCAATGTCGGCTTACCCATTGGTTTGACAACATGCTTTCCGACGATCCGATCAAAATCCTTTTTCCCGATCAGCTTTTCAAGCTGTGCAAGGGTTTTCGGCTTCCTGTCGTAGAGCATCGCCTCCTGATACCCTGCCTTCAGGATGTCAGCCATCGCGGCATCCGCGTCATCCCATTTCCGGTCTGACCGTCCGGCTACTGCCTTCCATCCGGGAATGTCTTTACCGCTCAGGATCGCTTTCAGGGCATAATCGCAAAGGTCGTTATACCAGCTCACAAGACGTTCACCCCGATAAAGAAGATCCCCGACATCCGCATCCGTAAGCACGGGCGGAAGGACGAACCCGGCATTCATCGCCGCTTCCCTGTCTGCTTTTTCCTGATCCGTCAGAAGCCCGTCAATCGGAAGATCCTTGAAGTCCTCCAGGGCTGTCATGTTCTCAGCCCTCGCGCGGCAGACGAAACGGCCCTTGCAGAAATAATTCTTACACCATGGACCCTCATGGAACTCAGCTCCCTCACCTGTATAGGCTTTCTGTGCAATAGGTTTGATCTGTTCGCCCCATGCTCTCAATTCTTCAACCGTGATCGTCTCTTCCTTGATGTCCTCAGAAATACGGGGCTGCACGATTGCCATGCTTACACGGTGAATGTCATAAAACATTCCGTACTGTTTCAATGCGCCCAGAGCGTAAAGCCGCATCTGCGAATTGTTCTCAGCGGATACCGGAATGCCCTTACCATGCTTGTAATCGGTGATACAAAGAAGATCCCCGCCGATTATGATGCTGTCACAGGTTCCGAATCCCTCCGGTACATAATCGGAAAAATCAACCCTGACCTCCTGCGCCTGATACGGTTTGCCGTCAAAGGACATAACCTTTTCCCAGATGTACCCGCCGTAAACCTCAGCCGTCTTGATCATTTCATCCTGGAAAAGAGGATCCTCTTTCAGCTTTTTGATCTGCGAATTATATTTCCGCTTCGTGATCTGACCGGCGTTGTAGGAGACTGTCAGCTCACAGATCTTGTGCGCCAGCGTTCCCTCCTGTGCCGCCTCACCGGGCGGCTCATCGGGGAACTGCGCTTCATACTGCGGAGCCATCGTGCAATTCAGCCAGCAACCGGAATGGGATGCACTGAGCTTTGCATGATCCGGCTGTGTAGTCGTTCCCATCCTCGCACCTCCTTAGATCGCTGCGCCTAATGCTCTCAGGTCTGCCGCGAATGCCTCAAACTGATTCTCCTGAAGCTGCGTGATGACCTGGACACCGTACTTCGCCAGGACCGCTAAAACCTCCTGCATTTTGCCCTGATCAATCAGACCTGCGCCAGCTCTTGAAATCGCATTCATGTCAATCTTAGGAACTGCCGGAACAGGCGTGGGAGCCGGTGCCGGTGCTGCGGGCTGCGGAGGATTCATTGCCGGAACAGGAGCCGGAGTGACCGGGGCAGGCGAGGGAGCCGGTGTAACAGGCTGCGGAGCAACCGGAACGGCCTCCATTACGTCCATGGGCGTACCCGCCGGAATGACCATATCCCTCGAATCGGCTACCAGTGCGGAGCCTTTTATAGCAAGTGCCAGCTGTGTGATCGCCTGTGACAGATCCGGTGTTTCGATAGTGACTTTGACTTCCAACATAACTTTTGCCTCCTTTTCGTTTTATGTTGATCGTTTCCGTTGTTTCCATTCCTGGAATTCTGCCGCGTTTTTCGGATCCTCATAGAACCTCTTTACCGCTGACAGAAATGTTGCAGCGAGATTCTGGACATCCGCCTGTGGTATGAGCGATGGATCAATCTCCATCGGATTCTGCATCAGTGCTTCCATCCTCGATCTCCTTTTGCCTCTCAGCAATCAATTCATCCAATGCCGACAAGATACATTCCTTTGTTTTCTGGGCGGCTTCCTCGGACTCAAATTCTTTCTTACCGTTCATGACCGTGGATACATACTGATGGGAATATGTTTTCTGGTTCCCGTCCTTATCCACTCCGTACACGCACCGCCCCGCCAACTCTACGTTAGTGATCCGGTACTTGTGCATCTGACCGGCAACGTGAGCCGTCCAGTCCTCATTCAGAGTCAGTGCCATTTTTACCTCCTGTTCTATATGATCGTTATTATTTACGGTTGAAAAAGTTCCACTTATAGGATATAATCAAAACACCACTTTCAACTAATCCTGTTGCAGTTGGACTTTCTGCTTCTGTAGTGGATCTCTTTCAACCATCTGAAGCGAGTGTAGCAGAATGAATTCGACTTGTCAATAGGAAAATGGAATATTTTCAACTAAAGAGGTGATCTATTTTGACTTTCTATGAAAGGTATGCTGCAGTCGCGGAAAAGAGTGGACTAAAACCCGGATCGGAAAAGGCGGCAAGCCTGTTCGGATCCAACAAATCAACCGTGTCCAAATGGAAAACCAACAATATTACGCCCATCGGAAACGTCGTTGCCGCCATCGCGGATGCGTTCAACGTATCGACGGATTATCTCCTGGGACGCACCGACGATATGACGGACTACGCCAAAGGCGCAAAACCGGCTCCGGAAAAAAGCACGCTATCCCCTGGCGTGATCCAGTTCCCGAATGATGAATCTGACAGCCTGATCCGGCTGATCAAACGTCTGGATCCGGCTGACCACCTGCGGGCTGAGGGAGTGATCCAGGGATTACTTATGCAGAGCAAATACAACCCTGCGCCATCATCCCTTCCAAATGCGGCGCACATCCGGACCGATGTATCCGTCACGCCTGATATGATCGCCCATGATGAGGGCATCATGAATGGGGATGACTTTTGACGAGATCCAGCTCAGGAAGGTGGTACAAATATGACTTATGAGGACTTACTTTCCGCAGCGGACAGCCTTGGGCTGATAACCAGGGAGAAGGATCTGCAGGCGTATGACGGACGCATCAAGGGCCGCCGTGTAGCTATCAGGCGCAGCATTCCCACGCAGAAGAAAAAAGCCTGTGTCCTTGCTGAAGAGCTGGGACATTATTTCACATCGTCGGGGAATATCCTGGATCTGGATGATGTGACCGCCCGGAAACAGGAACGCCGCGCAAGGCTGTGGGCATTCAACGTGCAAATCGGGCTGTCCGGCCTGATCCATGCCAGTAATGCCGGATGCCATAATCTTTATGAGTCAGCCGAATATCTGGATGTAACAGAACGGTTCCTTGCTGACTGCCTGGATTGTTACCGGGAGAAATACGGACCTTGGATCCGTCACCAGGGACATATCATCCGATTCGATCCGTTCTTTGAAGTGCTGACAGAAGAGGAGGCTATGAGCAGAATAAATGACTGGTAAAAAAGATAACGAGCTTGCTGTCGTATACGCCCGTTTTTCATCATCAAAACAACAGGAAACATCCATAGAGGGCCAGATCGCCGCCGCCCACAAATACGCGGAGGCAAAAGGCTATACGATCATCGGGGAATACTGCGACAGGGCAAAGACCGGCACGAACGATAACCGTGAGGAATTCCAGCGGATGCTTGCCGATACCGCAAAGCATTCCTTCAGCGTGATAATCGTGTGGAAGGTTGACCGGTTCGGACGGAACCGTGAGGAAATCACGTTCAACAAATACCGCGCCAAAAAGAACGGAGTACGCGTGGAATACGTGGCTGAGAATATCAGCGAAGGGCCGGAGGGCGTGATCCTTGAAAGCGTTCTGGAAGGGATGGCTGAGTATTTCAGCAAGCAACTGTCCCAGAATGTGCATCGCGGACTCCTGGAAGCGGCAAAGAAGCACCACGTCCCCGGAGGGAATGCCATTTCATACGGCTACCGCGCTGCGCCTGACAAGACATATGAGATCGACCCTGCTACCGGTCCCGTGGTTACGAAGATCTTTGACATGTACGCTGCGGGTCAGACGGAATCAGAGATCATCCGGTGGCTGAATGACCAGGGATATCATACCCGGCACGGTGTAGCTTTCAACCGCACCTCACTCGTAAAGATGCTGCGGAATGAACGGTACATCGGGACGTACATCTACAAAGACATCATCCGGGATGAGGATGTCATCCCGCCCCTTGTATCGAAGGACGTGTTCCGAAAGGTTCAGGACCTTTTGCAGGTCAACAAAAGGCAGCCCTCGCACCAATGGACATATTCAGAGTACATCTTGACCGGAAAGCTGTTCTGCGGCAAATGCGGGGCATCCATGGTCGGCAGATCCGGGACAAGCAAAACCGGGGCGAAATACTGTTATTACCAGTGCTGGAACCAAATGCACAAAAAGGGATGTGACAAAAAGGCTGTGCGTCAGGAATATATTGAGGATCTTGTCCTTAGCCAGATCCACAAGGTCCTGGACAATCCTGAACTGCTTACCTTCATCGTTGACAAGGCATGGGAATTTTATCTGAAAGAGGATGCGGACCATACGGAGACGGAGGCATTACAGGCACAGCTCCAGAACGCCGAAAACAGCCTCAGACGGCTTGTAAAATCCGTAGAGGAAGGAATGCCCTTTGACCTCATCAAACCGCGCCTGGACGAGCTGGAGGGGCAGAGAGCGGCATTGAAAAAAGCCCTCGCGGAGCGTGAGCTTGCAAGGGCCATGGAACTGACACGGGATCATATTCAATTCTTCCTGGAGAAAATGCGGGACAGCGACAGGACGGATCCGGAAGCACAGAAACGGCTCATTGATACCTTCATCCGCGCTATCTTCGTCTATGACGATCACATCCTGATTACCCTGAATTACACCGGTGACGGTAGCAAGATCACGATTGAGGACATAGAAAAAGCGAGTACATCGGACACCACAGAGGTGTTCGAATGTACTCGCTCAGGCGTCCCCGAGAGGATTTGAACCTCCGACCTCACGCTTAGGAGGCGGTCGACAGGCTGTCCATCAGGACGCATCTGATATGTATTTGATCCTATTTTTTCCTTATAGACAAGCGCTTTGCGCTGAATCTGAACAATGATACGAACTACCTGAGTCTATCTCGGTTTACCTGAATATCTTAGCCGGGTATTAGCTACAGCTAAGAATGGCAAACGCTCTACCTTATAGTCTCACAATAATAAGACCGGCCACCATCCCCTACATTCCTGCGGGAATGATGAGTATTCAGTTGTTCAGATCGTGTTTATTATAGCGTACTTCTTTTTTATTGTTAATACCTGTTCTTAAGCAGTATCTTCAGTGCCTTCAGGATCTACAATTCGATATTCCCTATCGATTTTAGATCTTTCATTTATCATCGTAATGCCCACCGCATTGGATTACAGTTATCGTGTTGTCATCTACACTGAAAATGATCCTGTTCTTCTTATCAATACGAGCGCTGGCAAATCCACTGAAATCACCCTTTAGCATTTCCACTTTTCCATAGGAACACTCGTAACCATTCCGCATGATGTCTTTCAACAGTTTGTTCACTTTTTTTAGAATTAACTTCTCCGCCTGTAAGCTTTCATACTCTTTCCAGGCATCAGACTGCCATAAAAGATTCCTCATAATCAGGCCTCAATGATACTGTGTGAAGTTACATTTCCTTTTGTCACGTCATCTATACGACGCCTCAATTCAGCAGCTTCAGCAGGCGTAAACCCATTAGCATCACGCATAGTAAACGTCATAGACTGAGAACGAACGGCCTGTCTTACAAGTGCCAAAGTAGCAGCAGACATGGAAAGCCCAAATGCTTCGCATAAAGCACTGTAGCTTTCTCTGGTTTTTTTATCAATCTTAAAAGTGAAGTTTGTCATTTCTTCTGTAGTAGAGATCATTCTTATCATCTCCTCGTAAAATAACAGTTTCTAAACGCTCTACACTCATTATGCCATATTTCGCCCTTCTGTCAAGTGCCTTTCATGTGCTATAGCACACGAAGCATGTATGGGACATTGAAGAGTACTACCCTTCATTGTCCCATGAGATAGTACTCATTCGTGCATATTTAGTAGCTTTAATCGGTGACATCTGAGTTGCAATAGTCACCGCTGTCCATATATCACTATCTTTACTACAACTCTTAACTAGTACTTTCCCAACCAGTTAGACTATACGGGGTACAGTCAGCGGTTGTTGTTGAGTACCGACCGGCAGAGCGTCAGCTCTGACCGGTGGCGGTGTCGTTTGATTTCGGTTTATTTTTGCTTCCCTT